GAGCATCGGTTATTGCAGTATCAACGTCATCTGCGGAAAGGTTTTCCAAACCTTCTAATGCTGTATCTATAGCACTGCTAACATCTTCTGAATTTAATCCTTCAGGTAGCGCTTCAAGCGCCGTATCGACAATGGTTTTTACTTCGTCTGAGGACAAGTTGTTTAGGTCAGCTATATCTGCGTATACACCCGTAGCGCCTACAACGTCACCATTTTCATCGACTGCTTCGGGGGAACCTATTGCATCGTTTACAATAGTCTCTACATCTCCTTCGCTTAACCCTGCAGGTAATTCTTCAAGCGCAGTATCTACAATACCCTGCACATCTTCTGAAGATAAGGTGTCCATGTCGGCAAGCGCGGTATTTACAATACCGGATACATCTTCAGCAGACAGGTTATTCATGTCTTTGAGTGCGGCATCTATAGCATTGCTAACATCTTCTGAGCTTGCACCTTCAGGCAGCGCGCCTACAGCGTCTTTTATGTCTGTAACTGCTTTATCAATGTTAGCGACTTCCAGTCCAAGGTCTCCTAATGCGTCAATCATGTCTGATTTAACAACATCAATGGCGTCTTTTACGTCATCAGAGACTCCTGTTTCCCCTGTGTTTCCTGTAAGATTGTCTAGTATGTTTATAATCGAGTTGTACCGCGCAGTCGGTAGGCTCTCTTCCGCTTTACCTGCGAGATCAGTTTCCATGTACTGACCCACAAGCGATTGTATGTCGTCATCAGTAGGTCTGGTTAGACCTAACTCTGCGTATGCGTCCGTGACTTCTTCAGCGGTTACCTGTCGTGGGTCTACATAGGTGTCAACATCAGTTGTTGTGTCCGCCGCAAAGGTATCCCCACCTTGACCTACACGCTCTGCTACTTCTGCATCTGTAGGGTCATAACCTTGATCTGCGAAAGCTTTACGGACTTCAGCTTCAGTTGTTTGACGCGGGTCTACGTACGCGCTTATAGCTGCTTCCTGTTCTGTTTCGTTTACTTGCCCAACAAAAGTGTTGATTTCTTCATCAGTTGCCTCATACCCAAGATCGTCCAAATATTTTTTAGCTTCTTCATAAGTTGTAGCCTGCGGATCATATTCTGCTATTATTTCTTTAACCGCAGCAGCTTCGTCTTTTTGCCCTTCGTATTCTTTGGCTTGTTCATCTGTAAGCGTTATCCCTTCCGCAGCCGCGGTAGCTTTTATTTCCCCTAAGTCAAAGTATCGCGGGTCAATATATGCAGCTACTTCAGTCGCAAGGTTAGCGTCAGGTTTGTCAGTCCCTACAAATTGCTTGTACCCTTCGTCAGTAAACTCAAACTCAGGGTTTTCAAGCTCAACATATTCTTTTACTTCTTGTTTAGTAGTAGTTTCTGCGTCATAGGTAATGTTTACTACTTCGTTGATAGTATCTGTATTTGCGCCCAGCTCTTCTAGTGTAGACTTTATGTCTTGTTGTGTTGGTGTATCAGGAGGAGATGTGTACCCCGGGCTTGTCGATTCTTTGCTTGTTGGCCCTAAAAATGCTCCACCACCCAACATTTTTTGTTGTTGTTCTGGCGAGGCGGCAAGAACTGAAACAGTAGCTTCAGGACTAAGCCCAGTAACAATTTTACTGCCGACAAGAATACCACCTGTTGTTGTACCACCAGTTAATGTGCCAAGAAGTGCTGCTGCAGTGTTGTTACCAGACACGTCTCTTGTGGGGTCTATGAGAGATAACCTGCCTTCAATGAAAGCACTGATCCCAAGTTCTTCTCCGCCTTCGGCTGCTGACTCTCTACCAACGATGGTTGCAAACTCTTTTAACTCATCTATAAACCCAGCAGGAGCTTTTTTGTCTCCAAACAGCGCTTTTTCTAATGCTAAGTTGTCTATAGCTTTTCCGGCAACAAGCCCTCCGGTAATAAGTGCAATGCCCCCACCTATAAGACCAGCCTGCTCTCCCAAATTAGCGGCGTAGGCTTCAGACTTTTCTATATGTTCAGGAGTTTTTAATGCCGCTTGGGCCTCACTTGCAGACAACCCTTGGTTTATTAGGTTTTTAAATGTGACAGAATTGTATGTGCTTAATCCTTTTTCGTATCCGTCTTGCGCTGCGCCGCCATAACCCTCTGCAAGGTTAGTCGCACCGGCAGTACCTACAGCGGCTGTCAAACCTGCACGTTTCAACATGTTTTCAGAAAATTCTTTACCTACTGTTTTTGCAGTTACCTTTAGACCACCTTTCAATAATAACGATGTTCCTCCACTAGCAACTAGAAGCGGTAGTTCTTGAAATAATTCACTTACGATGTATTCAGAGAAAAACGCTGTGGGGTTGTTTGTAGCGACCCTTGCTAATGCTCCCAAGGTTTCACTAAACCCTTCAGCATCTTGCATTGATTTGGCCATCTCTTCGTTTAGGTTTTTAACTTTTTCGCGGTATTCATCAGTTTGAATACCCTGCCCCGTTTCGCTAAGGATTTTGCCAAAATCAGCTAAGAATGTTTTCTGTGGACTAGTATCAGTAAGCCCTGCAGCATTAGTAAGAATAGTGGCATAAGACATGGTTTGCGCAAGTTGCCCAATAGCGTCTAACCCTAAGCCTGCTGTGTTTTGCAGAAAAGCTTCTATTAAAAGAGGTTCCCCTCCAGTCAGTCGTGCAGCTTCTGCAATTTGTATTTGTTCTAAGTTTTCATTAAAGCTGTACTTGCCTTCTTCGCCGTCAGGTGTGTCTAACGTATCTAGGTAATCTCTAAAAGCTGCTGCGTCCGCAGGTCCACCTATTTCTGCGGGTGTGTCTAATATTCCACCTACGGGGGCCATAGTATTTGCAAACTCTATTGCTTTTTCATTAGAATACCCTTCGGATTCCCAAAACCCTATAACATCATTATGCAGGTCTTGCGTAACAGTGGTGTAGCCCGATATGTCTACGGGTGTGTACCCTTTGTTTCTTACCGCGTCTACAGATTCGGCTAGTATCTCGGAGTACTCTTTATCGCCCGTTATTTTTTGTCCGGTAAACGGGTCTTTAAACGCAGTGATGGTATAGCCAGCGTCCTTTAACTTTTTAAAGTCTTCAAGTAATACTATCTGTCCTTGTTTATTTTTATCTCCTAGAATTACTGCCATGTCATAGGACAGCCGCCCGCCCAGAGTTACTGGTGGGGCTACTTTTTTGCGGTATTCACTCATTGACCACACGCCATCATTAAAGTCACGAGGGTCGCCGCCGCGTCCACCACCTATGCCTTCTAAGTATGGGTCAACTTTTACCTTACCATCAGGAGTATCTACATAGTAATCTAAGATATACTCGTCGTAAGTGCTGCCATCAACAGGGTCTGTTACAGTCTCTGTCCTTGTTTCTACGGTATAGCCTTCACCGTATACGTCATTACCAAAACCGCTAGCTTCTTCGTTTAGTTTTACAACATCAAAAACTTGCGCTATTTTTTGGTTTTGCAAGTAGTGTTTGTATATGTCAGTGTATGGACCTAAACCATTAAGCCTACGGTACTCTGCTTCATCAATGCCGGGGCGCAGAGTCGTTGCTACAACTTTGTTTACGCCCTCTAACATAGGCTTCAGACTGCTGTCTAAGTCTTCAATATCAGATATTACGTACGTAGATGCTTCTTCGTATTCTTTCTCCAAAGTAGCTATTGTTGGTTCGTACTCGTTGTACGTTGCCATATAGGCATCCATCTGAGGCTTATATGTATCATTATAATCTTTGGTAAGTTTAATTACATATTCGTTATAAGCGGCGGATGCTGCATTAGCAGCACTCTGTGTATCTTGATTTTTATCTGCGTTGAATGCAGTTACAGCCTGATTATACACATCTTTTAAACGTTCTTGTTCTTGCACGCGGCCGTTTAATTCTTCTCGTAAAGTGTTATACCCAGATGTAGCTTCCGCAGTTTTTGCAAGAGCTTCATTAAGAGGGGTCGCCGCCGCTTCAGCTTTTGCTGTATTTCCAGTAAGCTTATCTAACGCACTATCTATAGGATCACTGATAGTATCAATTAACTGCTCGTAAGCTTCTTCCTGCAAACTACCAAAAAATTCTTCTCCTGATGCGTCAGGGTTACCCGCTTTAACAGCTTCCCAACTTGCAGAAACAGCGTCTGATAGTAATTGTACTTGTGTATCAGATAAATCTTTACCTAACCGAGCTTTGGCATCGTCCGCTAGTTCGTCCATGAAGCTTGCTACAGGCGCAAACTTATCCACTATGTTAGTAATAAATCCGTCAGAATCTAATGCGTTTATTATACTTTGCGCAGATACGTCCTGCCCTGTAATTTCTGCAGCTACGCTAGTGTAGATAGATTCTTTTATGCCTCCGGCAAGCTCGTTAAACTCTTTACCAAACCCACTATCTTGCAACGCTTGGTCAATATTACCTATAACAGCGTCTGTTGCGGCTTCTAACCCTGCGTTTATTCCACCAAGAGCTGAAGCGTTTACAAATGCGTTACCCGCCGCTTTTAAATCTCCAGTCCGAACAAATGTTTTAGTCGCAGATTTTGTGGCACCACTTACTACTTGAGAGACAGAACTTGCTAGTTTTGTATTGGATATAGCGGTGTTGCTTACGTTTGCTATTGTGGGGTCAACAGCAGTTCCTATCGCCTTCCCTGCGTAAGTAGTTGCAAAACTGACTGCAGCGGACTTAACGGCGTCACCAATATCACCTCCGTTAACCAGTGTTTGTGTACCGCTAGCTAGTGGTATGACCCATTGCGCAGCGGCTTGTATTGATGCTGTTGTCGCGGCTACCGTAGCAGCGCTAGCTCCCGCACCTGCCATATACGGTGCAAGGTACGGAGCGCCTATAGTAACCGCTAAAGTAGCAAGAGCTTCAATCGGGTTGTCAAGTGCGTAGTCAATAACGTCACCAACACCACTAACAACAGGCTCAACAACCTCGTCTACAACCCAATCTACAGCGTCTGCTACAACGCCAACTACGTCTTCAACAATATCGACTACGCCACCAGCGACACCTTCAACAACATCTACCGCCGCGCCAACAACGTTTTCAACCGCTTTTACTACTGCCGACATGTTACATTATCTCGCTTAGGGGTATTTTACCTAAAGTAACATACGCACGGGAGTCGCCTTTTGATGTACGCCCTACTGCTATTTTGCTGTCACCTTTGTCAGTGTACCGTTTCCATGTTCTAAACGCACTGTCGTATATGTCTCCATCATAGTCAGCAACATACCGCTTTATGCCCAAACCTTGCAGATGTTCAAAATATTTAAGGCCCGCGGATATAAAATTTTGAGCGGTATCTACGGTCAACCCGCGCCCCCACATGAGGTCTTTGTTATCCCCTTTGCCACGATGCCCAATAAAAATAGTGTTACCAAACTGCACTAGGTCGGTATCCGGCAGAGTAAATTCTTTCATAAGCGCTACCGATACTACTTCTGTAGGATACCCACTAGAGTTGTAGTTTTCCGCAAACTCTAAAGCTATTTGTGCAGGTTCAAGCTGTGTTTGATTACTATCTATAACAGTAGACATCCTACACCTCCGTAGAGAATATTGCAGCAGAGTAAATATTACCCATGCCCGCGGCTAGACTAAGGAACGGCCCGCGTGGGGCTGGCGCATCGTAGGACAAAAACACGTCATCATGTTCTGTCCTATTGAGGATTTGTGGTACAATACCGCGTTTCATGTCGTTTAGCAACAACCCTGTCTCTAATAACCCGCTAGCGCTTAACGTATGCCCTATACGTGGCTTGTACGATGTAGCCACAAACGTATCAAGACTACGCAATAACGCGGCTTTCTCTGCTTTATTGTTTGCATCTGTGCCCGTGCCGTGTGTCTTTACCACGGTAACATCTTCCTTACGTACCCCCGCTACATGTAAGGAACCTTCTATAGCTTTTGAATAACCTTCGCCATCTGGACGCTGCCCAAGAGGGTTTGTGTTATTTTCTGCAGCCGTGTAGGCACCCAAAAACTTAGTCATAGGTGTTGACATACCCGCATGTTCCTTTTCAAACACCGCTAATGCCGCCCCCTGTCCTACATGAAACCCTGTGTTAACGCCGTCAAATGCAGATGGTTTACGATCAGGCTCTTCTGATAGCTGTATACTAGCCTTAGCATCTCCGAAAAACTCTAGTGAAGGTACGCACACGGAATCCTCTCCTGCTAAGACAATAACTCTATCGAACCCGTAGTGCCAAAACAAATTTTGCATGTCCATAAGCACTTTTAGACTAGAGGCGCAGGCGCTAGCGTCTGTAGATACGTGGTCATGCACATGAAACATACTAGCGATACGCCCTGCGTATATATTAGTAAGGGTTAAAAACGGTATTTTAGTTTTGTAATGTAGTTCAGCGTCCACATTTCGGTCGTACCGCCCGCTAGTACCCATCCACCCTTGGCTTCCTGCGGCAAACATAAACGCCGTCTTACCCACAACAGGGTTATCTACAACGTAATCTATTGTTTTTTGCAAGATAACTTTGTCAAACGCTTTATGCGGAGGGTAGAACAACCCTGACTTAGCGCGTTTAAACGTGTCTTTTACAATATGCACGCTCTGCGGAAACGCTATATCAGCATATGTAGTCTTTTCCGTAGTGCACAGTGTTTCACAATGTGTCATGTATATCATGTTACAGATTCCATGGCGGCTTCTACTGTATCAAAATCTCGTTTTTTGTTTTTCTGCATGTAGTCGTGCACAGCCTGAAGCGATTCAACGGGGATGTTAAAATCTTCCGTCTCGGGTATTCCATATATGTCAGATAATAGCACTAACGTAAGGGTAACATCTAAGCTATCTAGCCCAATGTCTTCTTCTTTTAGGGTTACTTCTAAAGATGTGGGAGGTATATACCCCTCTAATCGGGGTTTAGTTTCTCGAACGCACGCGTCAAATAATTTTAAAAAGTCCATTTTGCACCTATCTGTTGAGGGTGCGTTTACTATACGTTACTTACAAAGGAGATGTCTATAGATGCAGATGGTATTCCGGGATGCGGAGACGTAGCAGCTTCTGTGTGTAAGTTTAACTGAGTGTCTCCTGTTGCCCAATAAACCTCTATATAGTCGTTTGCTACCAAAGAAACAGTAAACCCCCAGTGTATAACTTGGTCATCGTTACCTTTTACATCAAACTTGTGCCCAGAGTAAGCTACTGCGCTGCCGTTTTTTTGTTCCCAAACAGTTACAGGCGTCTCACTAGAATTATTATGCTCTAGCTGCAGCATAACGTCAAACTTGTATACGCCGGGGTTTTGCACGTTTATTCGACTATTGTTTGATAGTGTAACCGCACTACTATACGAGGTATTATTAAACGTAACTGCATACCCTGTATTTATAGCCGCCGCTGTTTGATCCTGCGTACTATAGAAAGCCGCGCAAGGGTTGTATAAAAACTTACCCCCTACTGCGGTACTCAATAAAGTGTTTAAGGAATTAGCAAAGCGGTTAAAAAACAACCGCAGCACGTTATTGCTTTGGTCCATGTATGGACGGTTGTATTCAGTAGGAGCCAAAGGTAGCGCAGGAGGGACTACTTTATCAATTTCGTTGGGCACTACCGCCTCCCATCAGGGCGCAAATCAATCCTAGGTGACCCCAGTTGCCATGTTACACCAACCGCGTTGGACTCCAGTTTAATTGACATTTGGCGTCCGCGTATTCGTGTATCTAATTGCCCAGTAAACTCTTCAATAGGCAATACAGCCGAACGTACAATCTGTCCTCCACTATTTCCACCAGCAGATAAGGGGGTATTATATCCTGAACCAGAGTTCGCAAGTGGTAACAACGTTAATGTAGCTAGCGGGCTACTTGCGGTAGAACCGTCAAACCGTATGTCCGGTAAAACTCTAGATACAAACGAGAATTGATGCCCATCTTCAATATCAAATTCTGCGGAAGTAACAAACGCAGGTATGGCGGTGGTCACATCTGTTTCCGCATCATCCACTCCCTGTTCGTGGTTTACAAGGTTGTTACTGTACGTAGCTGCAAGAGGAAAATCTCTAAGTCCAGAATCCAGCCATGCAGTCCGCCCTAAACTTCCGTAATACCAAACATCTTCAAGGTAATTATATATAACGTATCGGTTATTTTGTACTGACTCTGCTGAACAATAGAACCACCACACTTCATTAAAAGCTTCGTTTGTACCCGCGGTTACTTGGTCATACTGCTGCGTATTAAAGTCCCCAAAAATAAATTTACGTAAATCACAACGCAACGGTTGCACACTACCATCGTACCTGTAGAACTTATCTCGTCCCATCCAATAGGAAACGCCGTTAGCATATCCCACTGCATTTTGACTTGCTATAGAGGTGTTTTCTCCAACTAGCTGCGCACTCCAAACAACAGGCGCACCTACGTACTGCAAAGCGTATAGTGCGGCATCGGTCCAAACGAGCACCTCTTGCCGCGATTGTCTAGCTGCAATAATTTCACTGCCTCTAGATAATGTAAGAAATCCTGCCTGCGAAGTAACTGAAGGAGTCCAATCAATCGCACTACCTTGGTCAGACCATCGCACCAACATAGGATTGACTACTGTTGTACCAAAGTCATTAGCTCCCAGAGCAAACACAAATCGGTTAACGTCAGACACTTCAATAACGCGTTGTGATATAGGTACATTGGATGCGCCAGACAAAGTAGATAATTCTACTCCTCGTGAAGTTAACCCACTCCCTGCATCCCAATAGTATATCCCCCCGCCACGAGGTCCAAAAATCAAGTCTTCGCCAAAGTTTGATTGACTCCATAAACGAATACGCGCCGCTGAAGGTGCGCCCTCACCCCACGGTCCATCACCCCAACCAGAAGCACCCCAACCAGTAATAGGTACTGAAAACGGAACATCAGTGTTTATCTGATATACAGCAGTTACAGTACCCCCACCAGTGGCAGCGCTTGTAGCTGCTGTACCTACGTCAATGGTGTATTGGTTTGCAGTTGTAGTAGTTGTAAGTTGGTATTCTCCGTTTACAGTAACACCCCCAACGGCGGCAGCATTACTAAAAGTCACGTAGTCGTTGTTAACATACCCTCCGTTAGCGTCAGTAACTGTAACAATGGAAGAACCTGACACAGTGGTAAAAGGGTTTGTTAGCACAACTGTATCTCGTAGAGGAGTAATGTCATTGTACGCAGTACCGTTTTCTATGTAGAACTTTAAGTTTGTCCCAACACCGATAAGACTTTGACTGTTTAAAGTAACCCAACTCCACAAAGAACGACATACACCTAGATAAGTGGCGTTTGACGTGCGGACCCAACCACCAATTTTTTCTGGAGACCCTTGCCGAAACCTTATTTTATCACACTCGTACCACCCACCTTCACTTGTATAGCGAGTGTTTTCGCGGTTTACACCGGACTTTAATTTCAGTTTCTTTAAGGACATGTTATCTCCGTTACATAGTGGAACCAAAGATAGGAGGTAAAGGTGTAACTTGGATACCCACACTTTTCTTTAAAGTTAAATCTTCACCACAATTTGGGCATGTTGTTAAAGATAAATCTTCTTCTGCTACATCAAACTTACATTGGGCGCAGACAACCTCTACCACATGCGCAGGATCAATTACAGCGTTGTTTAGTATTTTCTCTTTGTGCTCTATACGCATTAGTGTTACCTAACCTATAAGTTCAAAATGTGGACCATCAATGAACGGACGACGCCCTTGCGACCTACGTAAGTCTATGTATGCGTTCATTGCTTCTTCCATTGTACCTTCCCATTTGCGAATGTCCATTGGATACGGCATTTCGGGTGTACTCCATGCGGCTCCCCAGCATATGGGGACATTCAACTGCACCGCTGCTTCTTTAATTGCATCAGCTAAATCATCATAGACAGACAGTTCCCAGCTTGCCCTGCCGTTTATGAACGCCATAATATCAAACGCCTTACCCTCAAGGTGTTTAGACTTCATGGTTTGACTAGCGCCCTTGTCAACAAGTTCCTTCTGCTGCTCAAGGGTTCTCATTCCTTGCACCACGCCAAAATCGGTCTTGGTCATGGTTATCGCCATCTTAACTACAGCTTGCAGTCGATCATCAATACCTTCTAGACGATCAAGGCTGCGTCTGCTTAATTTAAACTCGCTCATGTTACTTCCTCTTAAAGAATGCTTGCGCCCCGCGCACACCGAAACTCGCTGAAATTGCAATTCCAAGGCTGTAAAAATACCAGTCCGGCGCTTTTGAAAGCTGCGCAAACCCACGATCAACCCAACCTTCTGCTCCCGGAATCCAACATAAAATCAATGGGATAGACAGAATTACTACAAACCATTCGTCTTTCCAGCTTGATTTTGCGCCCTCTGCCATAATGCGTTCCCAGTCGGCAACGCTTGTTTTTTCAGACAGTAATATCTGGGCTTTCGCTTTCGCCTCAGTAAGCTTTAATTCTGCTTCTGCAGACTGTTTGTCCGCTTTACCTTGCAGCCAACTACCTGCAAGATTTGCTATTGGACCTATTAGTGTTTGTATCATTTGTCATAACTTTCTTTGTGTACGACTTTGTTTGGAGTAACTGTAGTGGTAGATTCTTTACCCATCCAAATACCAAAACACCCTGTGAGTGCCCCCATACATACGCTTACAAGCCCACTCTGAGCAATACTAGGATCATTTAAGCCCATAAACCAGTGCACTGCTTGGTACGCTAGCACAGTAACCGCCAACATCATAAGTCTTGGTAGTACTTTCCAATCATCAAGTATTGTCATTACCACTTCCCTTGTTTCTTACCGATGTAGTAAAGAATTATACCAAACGTACCGATAGCTATTGCTACAATTATAGTCCCAGCTATCCAGTTTATTATAGCCTGTTTTATTTCTTCTTTGCGGTACGCGGTTTTCTGCCGCTGCGCTCGTACGCTGCGCAGTGTTTGTTTGTACTCTTCCAGTCCTTCCATTCCGTATTGAAACTGTATTAACATCTCAATTTCCTTGCGCATCGCCTGTACTTTTTTCTGCGCGGAAAATGCGTCAACAGCAGCTTGCTCCGCGGAACCAGTAAAAGACGCAAATATACCGGGGTTTTTTGCTTTTTCTGCTGCGTAGTTAACATCGCTAACAGCGCCCGCAAACTTACTCATGGCAGAAGTGGCATCACGCCCCGCCATTATTAACGATTTTGCGTTGCTTACCGCGGACGCCGCAACGGCTAAAGCTGTGAAAGGATCAATCATATAACCCTACACCTAACATGTTACATCTTCATTAAAACTGCTACTAACAGCCCGATAATTGCAGCGGTAGCGGCGATCATAATACTTTCCATGCGTTTAACCCGCCCAAACAAATCTTTGAACTGGATTTTCACTTCTGTTTTTATAGCGATAACTTCTTTTTCAAGTCCGTCAATTCGCTCATGCGCTGTCGCTGCTGTTCGTTTTTCCATTATCCGTTAACTACCTCAGTGCTGTTTACGCTAGCAAGCCAGCGTATTGTTGTGCCCGATGCCCCAGTTACAGAAAAAGAGACTCCGCCATTTACAGTATCCGCAGTGATAGCAACTGCCCATGAAGACGCGCCTGCGTCGGCCGCAAGCTGAGTTACTGTTGCAGCACCTAAAAGTTGTGCAGACGAAGCAAGAGCGCCTCGTTTTAGCGTGACCGTAAATTCCCACGCCTTTGCATCAGCTACGCTAGTGTCTGTGTCTTTTGCGGCTATGATACCAGTAACTACAAACAAAGATTGGGCAGGCATGTTTATAGTATTGCTGGCGTTTGCGGACCCAACACCGTCTGATGTAAGTCGGGAAGCAGTATCAGAAGTAGTTATAGTTCGTAAGGTGTACCGAGAACGTTGTGCGGTACCCACCGCATTTGAGTACGCGCCCGAGGCAAATACTTCTTGCCCATAGTTTGTCGCGTTGGCTTTATAGCCCGCAGGTACAACAGAATAGCTAGCGTTCGCGCCTGTTTGGTTATCCCTGCCGCCATTAACAGCGCTGTAAGCACCTCGTAATATGTTACCAGACCCACCACTGACTACGCCTGCCGTGGCAGTAGCGTTTGTAGTATTGTCTACTCCACCACCAGTCACGCTGTTAACTGCTAAAGTTTGATTACCAGAACCACCACTAATTACTGCAGCCGTAGCGGAGGAATCAATGTTGTTATCCGCACCGCCGCCGATAACAGATTTTGTCGCTGCAGCTACATCAGTTGCCGCAGCACGGGAGGTTTGTAGATCAACAGCGTTTGCACCTCGCTTATTACCGCCTGCAGCGGCGTTGTCTGGCGTTGCTGTAAGGAACGCTCCCGCGCCTTTTGGTACTATAGCTACATCAATGTTAGTAGCGGTACCTCCGGCGACTAGAGATTCTGTAGGCACCGTCTGATTGGGCGCGGAATTGTTAAAAGTTTCATCTAGATAGAAAAGTCCCGGCGCAGCATATACTACATCTGTGCCATCAGCATATACAATATACGTTTCTCCGTTGGGTATATCGACACCCGATCCACCACTTATATTTATGGTAATACTCTGTGCGCCCGTAGTGGCGTTTTTGACAATATACATCTTCTGCACAGCGGGAAGGAATAGTGTACGTGTAGCGGTGAGCGCGTTAGTGGAAGTGACGTTAAAGTATAAAGACCTAAATGGTTGCGCAGCATTACTGTCAGCATACGCGAGTGTTTTGTTCGCGTCCGTAGCAAAGTCTATAGCCGCGTAGCCCCCAATAGCAGATTCAATAGCCTCTAAGTTTTGGTTTGTTGTAGCTCCCCAAACACTGACCTGCTCACCATCTGCGATAAGCTCTATTTTAAGATTTGAAAATGTACTAGCCATGTTGCCTCCTATGTGGGTATATCAACCCAGAATGGTGTCTGAGAATCATCTACAGGTTCCCATATATTTATTGACCCAACAGACCCATCAGCACGAATGCCCGATACATCCACAATAATACGAATTGGGACAGTAGCTGTTCCTACTGCTCCAGTAGCTGCTAACCCAGTGGGGTCTACACGTACTCCTGCGCCCTCAACAATCGACACATTGCCAATAGAATTTACCGCAACAACGCCTGTAGGTATAGCTATTGAGGCGGCGGCAACTGCGGCTTGACCTACAAAAGTATTGGCCGCAGCGCCAGTTAAAGTTACGTTCGCTTTGCCAGATACTGCGGCGGTACCTATTTCCCCAGTAGTTGCTAGTCCAGATACTGTAGCGGTAACCCCTGTACCCTCAACTACAGCTACAACACCTATTTCTCCTGTGGTGGTGTTTCCAGTTACCGTTACGTCAACACGAATAGAAACCGCTGCAGTGCCAACAGCTCCTGTACTAGACACCCCTGTAAGTGGAGCGGTAGCCGCTGCTGTAACCGCTGCGGTACCTATTACCCCTGTAGCAGATAACCCAGATATGACAGGAGTAACACCTGTACCTTCAACAATAGTAACTGTTCCGGTAGAAGTAGTACTTGTAAGCCCTGTTACTGGTACATCTACCGGAAGCCTAACAAGGACTGACCCAACAAACCCCTGCCCCGAAACGCCAGAAACCTCTACTCCAAAGAATGGAAGTGAGGCGAGTGGGGCAGAAGTTAGAGGGCCAAAACCTAGCATTGTTTATCCTGCGATAGCAGCGTTACCTGCCGTAACAGCATCGTTTAACGGAGTCATGTCTTCCGTAGTCCAGAAGTCTTGGAGCACCATTGTTGCAAGGTGATCTACGTTACGTTGCAACACGGTTTCGTCGTCAGCATAATCATCAGGCGCAGCAATAACTGCATTGATTAAGTTCACACTATCCATGCACGCGCTATAGTGCTGCGCGATTTCTTCCGCAGTGGGTGTATATGTTTCTTCAACCATTACGCGGCCTCCTCTTCGGTTTCAGCTTCAGGATTCTCTAAAGCAAATACTAAACGATCTACAAACGCAGAGCGTCCAATTACAAGTTGATCCAGATTAAACTGTGTACTGCTGATTTTACGTTCTAAATCACTAACGTGGTTTAACAGTGTTTTCTGGGTTTCAGTCATTGAATCAACGTCATATTCTTTGTCGTTGACTGTAATGACGTTTGTTTTTTTCTCAGTCATTTTAGTCTCCTTGGTTAAAGTTTATTCTGGTTCAGTTGGCCAAGTTACGTCGAATGGGAATCCTTCTTGCGTAGGCAAATCTAACAAGTCTTGCCTATATTTGGTCCAACCTGCCTTTTGTTCTGTAGTCAATGCTTCCCATCTTATAGGACTCATTCTATCTACAGTTTCTCTTAACATCCCATCCCTACTTTGACGCATTTCATAACTTTTTGCCTCATTGTTTTCGGCCTTTTCTTCATTTGTCATCTCGGTCATAACATAATTTTCGTACCAAATACCATTAACTAAACGAGGCAGACCCATACTTAATCTGGTTGTAGGGGCAATACTTGGCGCATCTTGTTCCACCACAGAGTAATACCCATTAGTATTAAGAAACTCTGTATCAACGGGTAATTTATCCTTACCGTTGGGGGCTAATATCAAATCATATATTTGATCGTAGTTGATAGGATACTCTACCGGCTCGTTGTTTTTTACTTTGACATAAAGTGCCATATTATATTATCTCCTATTAAGGGCTGTGCTGGTTTATACCATATACAGTAACTGTGTCCCCAGTCCCTGAACCTGTTACACTTAGTCTTTCAGTCCACGTCACACAGTTATTACTACTAGAATATACTTTTAAAGTACTACTAGTACCACCACCACCAATCCAATTACCATTTATATACGCTGCAGCCTTTAGACCGACCGGCGCATTACTGCCAAATGTTGACCACCCACTTAGAAAACTAGTTGATCTCTTAACAGCAAGTCCTACAACTGCATAAAAATAACCGTCTCTATACCATATTAGTTTTTCTTGGCCGTAATTACTTACACCATGCTCACTGCTACGTGACCCTAAACTACTCCATGTTAAACCATCAGATGAAGAGTATATTGTGTTATTAGGGGATATAAAATAATGTGTGCCATTTAAATAAGTAGAATTGCCAAAAAAGCTATTTCCCGTACTAGAAGGTAATCCAGTAATACCGGACGATGACCAAGTTTCTCCATCATCCGTAGAAACTAAATAATGTGAAACTCTTGGTGAAGCACTAGTGTTTACCCATGCGTGAAACCAAACACCGTTTCCGTAATGAAACCCACTAGAAAAGGAACCCGTAGGGCTTCTTGTATGTTTAGTTGTCCATGTAGCACCATTATCTGTAGATTTTTGTATGTTGTTGTACTGAAATCTCATTAATGTCCCGGCTGATGACTTAAAATATCTAACTGTTGAGCCACTGCCCATGTTTACAACTGTACTTAAATCGGAACTAAAGTATTTATGAGGACTACCCACTTGCATAAACGAATTACCGCAAGATACTCCCCCATACGTTTCCCCAGTTGATCCATTCGTCTGCCATGTTAATCCACTATCACTTGTCTTATAATGATTCCCAACACTATAATAAGTCTCTAAAATACCTGTTGTAAGAGACCCTTTTTCTATGACGGGTAACGACTCGTTACCATTAGATGCCGCTAGACTAGTATTGGTGGATGGAAAGGCTCTGTTAGTCCCCCAAATAATACGAACTACCCCACCGCCGCCAGTGGGTGTTGCGCCTCTGTTACCCTGCGCAGTAAAAGCACCTCCGCCACCTCCGAACAAACCTCCTGCTGAAACATAATCAGTTGTATTGGAGGGGGTTCCACCAGAGCCGCCTGTTCCGTTTTTAGTTTGTTGGGTGCCATAATTATAGATATCGTTAGCGCCAGCCGCCCCATTTGCACCTTTGCCATATGCTCCAGTACCGCCACCGGCACCAGCCTTAGTAATACTCCCCGTAACACCTGCACATCCTCCACCGCCGCCGCCGCCAGCACCAGCAGTTCCTCCAGAGTTGGTCTGGCCGCTACCGCCATTTCCACCAGTTCCAGAATATCCTGCAGCACCGCCGCCGCCGCCCGGAACACTATACTGCGATTGAAATCCAGAGGATGCGCCAACACCGCCAGCACCGCCAGTACTGCCGCCATCACCAACGTAACTCCCGCCGCTGCCGCCAGTTGTTCCTGACCCGCCCCCACCGCCGTATCCTACAACAGTAGATGTGTTTATAAAATAAGAGTTTCCGCCAGCATTACCATTAGTGGTTGATTGTGAATTAGTTGCCGCAGATGCACCTCCCGCACCGACAACAACAGTATAGCTAGCCCCCGGAGTTACGGATATAGTATTTTTATACCCTAAGCCGCCTCCGCCGCCGCCTGCACCACCGGAGGTTCCTTGTTGTCCTACACTGGGACTACCACCTCCTCCAATAGCTAGTACACTTACTTCAGTTACATTGGATGGACACACCCAAGTATGTGTGCCAGATTCTTCAAATCTTGCTCCCCCATTACCGGAAAAGTCAGGGTTACTTACAGGCACACTACCTAAAAGAGCTAACATTAAACCTGCCATTAGCTAACGTTTCCTGTAATAACGCAAACAGTACCGCTGATAAACAATATTGTTGCAACCCCTCTTGTAGCAAGTGTCACTGACGCTTCATCTGTATCAGTACCACCTATGTAAGCGGTTGTAATTGAACAAGTAATAGTAACATCGCCCGAAGTGTTGTTAAATATACTTACAATGTCACCTTCGGAAAAAGTCGAGTTAGGTATAGTAATACTACCTCCCGAACCTACCTGTACATACTTTCCTACGTCACCAGTAGCTAAAGTATAAC